TTGATTTATAGCGGCTTTTTTCTTTTTCTGCTACACCATTTACGGTCCATCGGTGCTACCTGTATCGGGCCGCAATCGTGGAGCAAGCGGGCCACGATCATGGAGCATGCCGCCCGCCTGGCGGGCGGCTGGGTTATCCACAGAACGCCCACAACCCCTAAAACGGGCTTAAATCCAGCTTGAAAGGCCTGACCAAGCCCAAAATCGACCCTCCAAAACGGCCCAGGAGACGCGATCGGCGTCTGGGCAATGGTAGCGGTCCAGCAGGATCTGCCGGCGCCTTGCCGGCCAGGCTCAAAAGTTGGTGATGATCAGCTCGCCCTTGGGCTCCCGGCCGCTACCTGACGCGCCGACCGAGTAGCTGATGCTGACCCGCTTCATGCTGTGCCCCTTGAACGCCTTGCGCATCTCGGGGATGTCGTTCACGCTGACCACCGCCTTGCCCTTCATGGTGCCCATCAGCTCGGCCATCAGGTCGTACTGTTCAAGCCCAAACGCCACGCCGTAGCCCTCGGTGCCCCAGTAGGGCGGGTCGAGGTAGAAAAGGCTGTGGGGGCGGTCGTAGCGGGCCACGCGGCGCTTGCCGCCCACCCACTGCACCATCGGTGCCGCCTGGACCATGTCCTGGTCGCCTGAATTGTTAAAGAGCTTTAGCCGCTCCCGTTTTGTCGTCATCTTTGGTTCCGTCTTCAGATGACGCTCGGTGGCGTGCTGGTGTGGTACTCGGGCTGCTGTGATCAGCTGCGCTGGCTCTCAAACTGTTGTGCCCCTTGCAGCGCGGGCACTTGATCTCCAAACGGGAGAAGGTGCCTTCTCCCAGCTTGCGGTGGCAATGACCGCACCTAATTACCTCAAACTTCGGTTGCATGGATCGCCCTTATGATGGCCCCGCCTGTACAGGTGGCAGGGTCTTCGGTCGAATCCGTGTGCATTCACGGTAGGAGGCGGGGGCTTGAGGTGTTGACGCACCGCAGGCCTTCGCCCTGTCTTTTTTTGATCAGCCCGCGACTGACGCGGCCTCAAGCCGCTTGGCCATCAAGGCATCCTTGCGCCCCAGAATCACCAGCTCCAGATCCGCAGGCGACGGCACCTCGATGAAGCGCGCGTCCCAGCCATTGGCCGCCAGGTCAGCCGCCACCATCTCCGAGCAGATCACGCCGCCCGCATTGCGCGTACTTTTGCCGACAAGGTGATAGGCCCAGCGGAAGCCAAACAGCAGGTAGTCAAGCATCCCGTAGGTCGCGCCGTCTGTGTCGAGCTGCAGATCAAGATATTCAGCCGTGATGGTGACCGGGGCGGCTACCAGGATGACATGCTCCGGTGGATACAAGCCCGCCCAAATGCGCCGACGGCGGATAAGGTTCATGTCCCAGAACTTCACGCCATCAGTGAAGGCGACGTGATAGCAGGTACTGCCGGTGAAAAACTTCGTCAGTTTTGAACTGACGCGGTTGCCGTAGATGAAGACGATTTTCATGGCCGCTACCAGACGATGGCCGCCACCTGTGCCGCCGTGGTGGCCGCCGCGAGGGCTGTTTTCAAGTCCTGCGCGTGTATGAAGTTCGCGTTGCCACTGGCAAACATGCTGCCATAAAACGCTTTCCAGTCGGCCACCGTAGCGATGGGCAGCACCGTGTTGTCCACGGCTTTCCAGCCGCCGGGCCAGCCCGGTGGCATGGCGCCCAGGTTGGCGATCATTCCGTTGGCGCCGTCGATATCGCTGCGGCTCAGAGCGTCGCAGCTGAACACCTTGCCGGCATGCGGGAACGTGGTGAAGTTGGCAGCAAGCCTACACGCATTGACCTCTTCATTCTTTTTTACTTTCAAGGCAGCAAGAGAAGGCGCGCGCAGGGCTGCAACTTGCTCTTCGCTGATTGCCGTCATGTCGGTGGTGATCAGGGGGCCGAAATAGTCATCATCGAAAGCATGGACAGAGTCGTCGGTTTTTTTGAAGTGTTTCATTTGATCTCCTGTTTAACGAAGTTCTGCCCAAGTGAGCTTAGAGGTCAGCGTGGAGATCGAATAACTCATTCCCGGAGGGACGATGAAGGAAACGACGTTTTGCGTATTGCCCAAATCATTGCCGGACGATGCAGCCGTAACGCCGCCAACAATTGCAGAAACAGCACCGTTGCCGCTACACATAACTGACACGGAAATTGGTTTCCCCGTCGTGTTGTAGTACGTAGTGTTGGTGGCCCGCGAAGCCGCCACATCTTGCCAAGTTTGGCCGTAGCCTAGGCTGGACAGCGCAGCGACTGCCTGGCCGCCTGCGGGTTGCACCAAGGTCGGCGCGGCCGCCCACGTCCCAGCGACAGCCTCTGTAATGTCGCAAAAGCCTCGTACCCGAAACGCCACGTTTGCCCGTGCAGTGGTCGAGTAGAAGACATTGGCCGAGCCAGCCGCCGCGCTGATCGCAGTGGTGCTGATCACGGTGGTTTCGTCCAGGTTGCGGCCGCCTGCAAGGTTGCAGACAAAGGGCTCCGGCGTGCCCGCGTTGTCAATCCAGCCCCATACAAGGCGGGCCGCAACCGTGGCGATGGTGCCAAGGGTTGCCCCGCTCGGAACAACCAGGGAGGCGGCGGCTGCGTTACGGGTCACGGGAACGCCGCTGGTCAGGGTGGTCGAGCGGAAGTCAATGGTCTCTGCTGAAAGCGAGCCGGTCAAGGCATTCGCCGCCACCGTTGCGGTCAACGATGAAAGGGCTTTTGGCGCAGCTTTGGCCAATGTCCACCACAGTGCCGCAGCGTCCGATTCAATGACTCGGTAATCACCTTGACCCGCCACGATAAAACTGGCGCCGACTCCGACAAGCGTATCTGCGCCCGCGCAGGTCGCGGTGGCGGTGTTTGCCGTTGAGTCAGCCCGCAGAAATTTCAACTTGAAGGGTGTGGTGAGCGCGTTGGCAGCGGGCAGCGTCGCGCTGATGTTGCCCGCCGTGGCTTCCATGATCACCAAGCCAGCATGATCCGCCGTCAGTACAAACGGCGAGTTGGCTGCGTTGACCGTGGTGACATTACCGCCGAACATGCGTTTAAGCGCCTGGCGCAGCTGCGTGAAGACGCCGGCAGCCGGCACAATACCGGCCCCCTCAATGACCGACATTTTCTCTTCCTGCTGAGCGTTGCACCACTCAGCATTGAAATCAGTCGGCTCAACGCCCGTGGCGACATTGCGGTTTTTCCAGCCATGCTTGCCGACCCCAAAAAGGTCAACAGCTTTCGATGCTGTGTTGATGCGATCCATTGGTCAGGCTCCTTATGCCGTGTAGACAAAAAATACGTTGGTGTGGGCGGGCTTGCGCTCTTTGATCGGGCACTCGATCAAAGATGGCGTGTAAAAGTCAAGAGGGTCGCTGCAGTCGTCATTGCAGTTCATCGGCCGTGCGCCGATGGATGGCGCGGGGATGTTGAGCCGCCAGTTAAAACGGTCCTCAGGGCTGTTCAGGGCGTCATTGCAATCGTCATTGCAGTTCATCGGTCGCAACTCTGTCACCGTGCAGCCCGGCTGGCCCAGCAGCGCAGCCAGGCCGGTGAAGTAGGAGGCTGACTGGCCACCTTGCTCGACCAGGCGCTGATAGGCAGCGCTCTGACGTTCAAAAGTAGATTGATCGGCCGGCGTGCAGTGGTCCGGCAGGCCCAACGTGCGCTCCCAATCGGGCAGCATGCTGGTCGCGCGGCGCGGGTCTGCTTCGTCGAGCAGGGCTTCGAGTTTTAGCTGAGCGGCAAGGAACATCGCGGCGATGGCGCTCAGCAACTTGGTGAGGTTGGCATCCGGCTCGCGCGTGAAGGCGCGGCCTGGCGGCAGCATGGCCTGCAGCGCGGCAAGCCAGGCCTGCAAGGTCACACCCATGTGATGACTCCCAGCATGGGCAGCTGGCCCGTGGTGTGCGCCTGGTTGGCGGCAGGGACGCTCAGCACATGATCAGTCTCGCCGGCGGCGACGGAGATTGCCTCGCGCTCCTGGCTGATCAGCATGGTGCCGCCTGGCTTGCCCGCGCGGCGATACAAGGCGAGCAGCTCTGCCTCCACCGCAGCGCGGATCGCCGCACTGTCTGGCAGCAGCTGGATCGTGTAGTTCTGCGGTGTGGCGATCGGTGCGACCACATAGGTCGTGGCCGTCACTGGCCGGACCGCGTCGATGGCCGCTTGCACAGCCGCCACTTCGCCAGCGTCGGGAATAATGGACGCGTCATCGTCGCGCACGAAGCGCACAACCACCGTGCCTGCGCCCTGCTCGCCAGGGTAGACCCAGGCGCGCGTGACGCCGGGCACCTCAAGCGCCCAGCCTTCGTAATCGTAGTCAGCGCCGCCCTGGGGAGGTTTGCGGATGCGTGACAGGATGCGTGCACGCCAAGGCTCGATGGCCTCAAGGTCTGCGCCGCCTGCCAGGGCAGTCTGAGCGCTGGCGACAGCGTTCACACCGGCGATAGGCGATGTCAGCGTGAGCGCGGTGCCGATGACTGCATTGCCGAGCTGGCCCGGCTCAACCGCCTCCACAGGGATGTTTGCCACGCCGGCCGCAATCACACCCTCAGCCGTGGTTGCATATTGCACCGCGTCAGACCGCTGCACCACGGTGCCCAGGGCGATCACAGAGCCGTTGATGCCGGCGAAGCCTGCTGTGCCGGTGGCAGCAGCTGCGGGCAGCTGGGGCTTGCCCCAGCGCGCGCCGTGCAGCGGCAGAAACTCAGGCGCCGCCCTGTCAGGCCACACCTGGTCGTTGAGGTATTCTGCATATTTGTACAGAGTGCTCAGCGCACCAGCGACAACGCGGTTGAGCACGCCGACCAGGCTGTTGCGCACGCGGGCCAGCACGCCCGGCAGGCGGCTTTCAAACTCGGTTGCGCCCTTTTCGATCAGCTGCGGGAGCGTGTCGCGTTCAAGCGGCATTTAAAAGCCCTCCCCGGCAAGACGCCAGACCTGGCGGGCCTGGTCAAACTCAAAGCGCAAGCTGCGGGACTGGCCGTTGACCTGGAACTTGATCAGCGCCGCCAGCCAGCCGGTGCGCGGTATGAAGGCCGTCACCGTGATGGCCGAGGCGAGGCCGTCATCAAGCATCCATTGCAGCGCCTCTTCGCAGTACTGCTTGCAACGCAGTACCACGCCAGGCAGTTGCTTCTCGCGCTCCAGCAGCCACAGGCGCGAGCCGGTCAGGTGCTGGTTGTCCGCAAAGGCGTCGGCCCACCAGCCGCGCCGGTCTTCGCCGGCGTTGACCTCGTAGGCCGCAGCCAGACGGTCGCACAGCAGCGAGACCAACACCGCGCTGGCCAGCGTGTCCTCGGCCGCCAGGTCTGTGCCATCGACCGCAATGTCGAAGGCCTGCAGCTGCGGGTTGTAGATGAGTGCCAGGTCCATCGTGCGAGTGTGAGTAAAAAGGTGTTTTATGTCGATGAAAACGGTTTAATCAGACCGGCGTGCCGGTCTGTGCCGCGCCTGCCTGCACGCCGCCGTGGACATGGCCCTGCAGGGAGATGCCGGCACCGGTCACATTGCCCACCGCAGTGATGGCGCCGGTGACGTGTAAGTCAGCCTCCACACGGACCGTGGGCGTATTGATGAAGCGGATGTCCTGCCCTGCGCCATCGATCACGATGCCGTCACGCGTCAAATGCACCTTGTGGCCGAGATCGTCGTAAACCACCACTTCGCCATTTGGCAGACCCTTGACCCGATAGCGCCGGTCATCCACATTGATGACCACGGTGTGGCCGGTGCTGCCGCCAATCGCCAGCGCAATGCCCTCCGCGCCGGCATGCGGCACGCTCGTGAATCCATAGTGCTGGAAGTGCTCTGCATCGTCGGGCGTCTGGCCGGCCAGCAGCGTGACCTGCAGCGCCTGCAGCTTGGCGGCATCATTGACCAGGCTGATCACAGCGCGGCTGATCATGCCCCGAACGCGGTCGCCGATGCTCATGGTGCGCCCCTGGTGTCGCGCGGGTTCGGTGGCGCCAGCTCCCAGCTGGGTGTGAAGCCGTCGCCCTTTTTCTTTTTCTCTTTCTGGGTTTTGTCGCTCAGCTTCGCATTGAGCTTGCTGCGGCCGATGCCTTCCACCAGCTGGAAGGCCTCCGGCCGGGCAAAGGTCAGGTCAGTGACTCTGCCCTGCTCGGTGAACTGGTAGCTGCAGCTCACAATCAGCAGCTCCCTGTCGATGTTCATTCGGTCACTGGTCACATGCACCAGCGTGTTGGGCTGCCACAGCGCGCCCTCCTGGCCGTCCTTGCCGGTACGCCAGCCGACCACGGTGCAGCCACCGCGCTTGCCGCGGCCCATGCGCACCTTCACCTCCCAGGCGGCGCGGTCGGCCAGGGACTTGTTGCTGGTGCCGTGCTCGGCAATCACGACCAGCGGCCGGTAGCGGTTGATTTCCGCGTCCTTGGCGGACGCCTTCAAGTGCGCGGCGGCCGCGCCGTTTTCCTGGTCATCACCCGGCACCTGGCCTTTGAGAATGATCTCGCTGTGGCGTTCTTTCCAGGAGTGCTTCGAATTGAACTTCGTCATGTTCACGCCTTCCTGCAGAATCACGCCGCTGCTCACCGTGCTGGCGGTCGTGATCAGCAGGTTGCCGTCTGGCGTGCTGGTGACCAGCACCGCCCGCAGCCGGCAAGCCCGGTCGATCGCGTCGAACGCCTTCTCGCCTTCTTCCAGGGCAAAGCGCTTGAACACGTCGCCGGTATCAAGGCCCGGCGAAACCACCACCTTGATCTTAAAGGGCTCTGCAATGTCGGCCACGATCTGCTCAAGCTTCACCCCGCGCCACTGGCCGCTTTTGTAGATGGCCGAGCAGTCCACCAGGTCGGCCGTCTTGTCACGGCCTGACAGGCGCACGCTGGAACTGGTCGCAGTGTCGTCGGTTTCGTAATCGTCGGTGTAGCCCGATATCACCAGGTCATCGCCCAAGCGTACCTCGCAGGGCAAGCCCTCACGCAACTGCATCGGCACATCAACGCCGGGGTAGCGGCTGGTCAGCTGCAGCACAAAGCCGCCCGCGATCTGCTCAATGCCGCGCTGCACCTCCAGGCGCGTCCAGCCGCCATAAGCCTTGCCGTCAATCAGCAGCGTGCATTCGTTTTGGCCGGTCATCACCGCAGCACCTCCAGCGGCCGCGCCGGCACAAAGGCCGGGTGCGCCACGCCATTGCGCGCCACCAGCTCATCGGCTCTGGCCGCGTCCTGGTAGATGCGGTGCGCCAGCACCACGGCAGGCAGCACGGCCTGCGGCGTGTAGGTAGACCGGCGCCGCAAGAACTCGCTGCGCGCGGCCACGTCACGCACCACGGCCGCGCGCATGGCGCTCAAGGTCTTGGCGACGGCTGCAGGCGGGTCGTTCACCTCCAGCTCGGCATCGATCTGCGCCACCAGGGCATCGCGCAGCGCGGTGGCCTGGTCGCTGGTGGCCACCGCGTCGGTGTTGGTAATCGCCACGGCCAGCAGGCGGGCCTGGTTGCTCAAGCTCAGCCGGCGCTGCAGATCGGCCCTGGCGGTGTCATTGGACAGGCTGCGCGCGCGGCTGGAGCCGCTCAAGGCCACAGCCGGCGAGCGGGTGTTGCCGCCAAATACATACTGCAGCTCGGCGATGGCCGAAAGCGGCCGGCTCACCTCTTGCACTAGCTGGGCATAAATGCCGCGCAAGCTTTGCACCAGCACCACGGGCGTGCGGATCAGCGCCGCCAGGTTGCCGGTCAGGCCGCCCACCAGCCGCACGATGGTGGCCAGGCCGCCAACGCTGGTGGCCAGCCGTGCCGTCTCCAGCAGGCCGGCCACGCTCGACGTCAGGCCCTTGATCGCCTCGGTGGCCAGCACGCTGATGCCCTCGACGGAGAACTCTTCCGCAAAGTCCGCCTCGGCCGCATCGTCGGCCGCGTTGGCGCTGATCTCGACCTGCGAGACCGTGTCGTCCACCGACTTCGGGAAGTTGTTCGCAGCGTCCTCGACGAAGGTGACCGTGATGCGCGCCATGCCGCCACGGTCAGGCGACTCCTTCACGCCGGCATCGCCATCGACCGACACCGTCAGCGCGCCGTAGCGCGGGTGGATCAGCTCGCCGGGGCCCTTGGCCTCCAGCGCCTCGATCAGCGCATTGCGCTCGGCGAAGTAGTTGTCGCCGATGACGTACAGCTCGACGGCGTAGCGCCGCGCCTTGCGGCCCAGATCGTCAACGTAGGGCTGGTCGCGCTGCGGATATTCATTGACCTGGTTGCGCCGGCCCACGCGGATCTCGGCGTCCACCGTGCGAAACGGCACACCGCGAAAACTGCCGGCCACCAGCTGCCTGCCGTCTGGCAGAGTGATGCGGCCCATCTCATCGCGCCAGGCCATTACTCACCCGCCCCGCGCATGGTCTGGCCCAGGGCGTTCATCCGGGTGCCGGTAAAGGGCTTTGCTTCTACCTGCACGGCCAGGTTCGGGTTGCCCAGCGCGCGGATCGTGATCTCGCCGCCGACCTTGCTGTTCTTTAAAGCGTCATTGATGGCCACCGAGCGTTTGGCCTCCTCATTGCCAAACAGGCTCATGAAGCGCGCCACCAGCTCGCCAATGCCTTCGCCGCCCTTGTTGCCCTCCAGGCCGTATTTGTAGATGCCCGTGCCCACGCCGTAGCCGGCAGCGCCAGCCAGGCCCACGCCGGCCGCCGTGTAGCCCAGGCCGGCCACGCCCAGCTTGGATGCGCCGGCCAGCGGTGCCAGGGCGGCGATTGTCTTGAGCCGGGTCAACACGCTCACGGCCGCCGCGCCGCCCGCAGCCGCACCTCCCACGCCCAGCGCGCCGCCGCCGCCACCGTTCATCTCGGCCCAGTTTGTCACATAGACAGGCGTCACGCCGGCAGCGGCCTGCAGGGCCTTGCCCTGGGCCACGCCTGCAGCCACGCCGCCCGTGCGGCCGATCAGCTTGCCCACAACACCAGGCACGATGCGGGACAAGGCGTAGACGCCAGCAGCGCCGGCCGCCGCGCCGCCCGCAATCTGCCCACCGCTCAACTCCAGACCACCCTGGGCCTTGCTGTTGAGCAGGTACTTGATCGCGCTGGCAATCGTTTCGTTGATCGGCCGGGCAAACCCTTCGGCCGATTCGCGCAGCGTGTTCTTCAGGCGCGAGGCCTGGTCGGCTGCGTTGGCAATGGCGGCCGGCAGGTCGCGCTGCAGCGTGCCGCCCGCAGTCTTGATCTCTTCCTCGAATTTGCGGATCTCACCCAGGCTCTTGCCGTTGAGCAGCGCAAAAATGCCGCGCTGGGTGTCCAGGTCGGTTTTGCCAAAGGCCTTGTTGATGTACTGGAAGCGCTGCGCGTCGGTGGTCAGCTTCACAAAACCCTTGCGCATGTCTTCCAGCACCGTGATCGAGTCGCGCCGGCTACCGTCCTTGCCGAAGAACTTGACGCCCGTGGCCTTCTCGGCGTCCTTGGCATAGGCGGCATTGGTGAACAGCCGCAGGGTCGAATCAGCCAGGGTGGCCAGGCGTTCGGGCTGGCGCTCGATCTGCGACAGGCCCTCAATGAAGGCCAGCGTCTTGTCAAAGCTCATGCCCGCCGATTGCGCGCGCGACGCGACACGCGGGAAGATCGTCGAAAGGTTCTCCAGCTCGGCATTGCCCAGCCGGCCGGCGACAGTCATGCGGTCGAGCATGCTGGTGGCAACACCGGCCTTCGCGAGATCAAAGCCATAGTTGGCAGCGCCCACCGTCAGCGCGCCGCTCAGAGAGTCTTCATTCGCGCCGGTGACCGCCTTACCCAGGCTCACAGCCTTGGTGGCCTCCAGCGCTTCCTTGTGCTTGAGACCGGCCTGGATCAGGTTGTTGTAGCCCGCCAGCGTGTCCTCGATCGCGCCGCCGTTCTTTTTGATCAGCGTGAACATCTCGCGGTAGGCTTCGCTCTGCTCCGCGACGGACGCGCCGGCCGTCAGCCGAACCTGGGTGAGCTTTTTCTCCAGCAATGCCGCGTTGCGAGCGGTCTGCACCAGCCCCACACCCAGGCCCAGCGATGCAAGTTGCCCCTGGGTGGACTGCATGAAGCCCCTGAGCCGCTGGAACTCAGCCCGCGCGGCGTTGGCAAAAGCGCGGGTGCCCTGCAGCGCCTGTTGCGTGGCGCGCAGATAGCTGGCTGCACTGCCATCTATTCGGACGCCGACAACGTAGGTGGTGCTCATGATTCAGGTGGTTTCGTGAGGATGTTCAGGTACAGCTCAAACTCTGCCAGCGGCAGGCTCAGGATCTCCGCGCGGCTCCAGTGAAACTTAAGGGCTATCAGGGCAACCCCGCCAAGCTTGTCCTTGTGCTTGGCTACGCGTCTTCCCCCAGGCGGTCGGCCTCCGCCAGCGCGGCTGCAATTTCACCGAAGCGGGCCGGACTCATGTCCATGAAGTGGCTCGCCACGAACGGGCCGGTGAACTCGCCCGCGCGCACGATCTGCAGGCAGGCCATCTGCACGTTGAAAGAGTTCGGCTGAAAGCTCGATGCCTGCTGCTCGGCGGCGATCACGTCTTTCATGGTGGACGGCCGCACTTCAATCTCGCCGGCCTCCCTGCCGCCGACCTTCCAGGGCTTTTTCAGGGGCTTGATCAGGTTCTCAGACATCATGGACTCCGGGTGTTTAAAGCTGTTTAAAAGCAGGGTGATTCAGTGGGAAAAGCCACCCGAGGGTGGCTTGGGTTTGCGAAAAGTGCCAACTTGCACCAAATCGCAAACTGGGCGTTTAGCCTTCCAGGCACTCGGCAGCGCCGAACTCCAGGGACACCTCGCCCTTCTCCAGCTTGGGCGGCTTGGCGTTCCACGCGTTGATCAGCGTGTAGGTGCGGCCGGTGTCGGTCTCGAAGACCAGGGTGCCGTCCTTGAAGGCCTGCAGATCCGCCAGGCGCACGTCATTGGTCAGGCTGACCTTGCATTCGACCTTGGGCGCGGTGTGCTTTTCCATGAAGCCATCTACGCCGCTGTCGCTGATGACCGCCTCGCGCTCGATGCCGCCGGTCTCCAGGCTTGCGCCCTCCTTGCTGCGCAGCCGCTGGCCGTTGATGGTCACAAATACCTTGCCTGCAATTTGCGTCATGTTGAAGCCCTCTTAAAGAATGAATTGAACCGACGCGGCGAACACGCGGAACTGGTTGACCACATTCGGCGGCAAGATGCAGTTGACCCGGCCGGTGTCCACCAGGCTGCGCACCACCACCAGGTCGTTCTTGAACTGCTCGAAGCCCTCCAGCACACCCACCAGCTCCAGCTGGCGCGCCACGTCGAGCAGCTCGCCGCGAATGATGTTCGGCGTGGCCACCGCCTGGCCAGGCGAAAAGCTGGTGCCGTCGTCAGCCAGCTTGTGGCGCGGGAAGCGCAGCGCGATGCGGGCCCGGAAGGCGAAGCGCATGTAATCCACCGTCCACTTGGTCTCCAGGTCGAGGTAGCTCACATCGTCGATGCCGTAGGCATTCACCTGGTAGGTGGTCACCACGCGCTCAATCAGCACGTTGCCACCCTGGTCCACCAGGAAGGTGCTGATGCCGTCGCGCAGCAGCAGGTCGCGCTCCTGGCGCGTGAAGCGGTCGCCCAGGGCCGGCGGCAAGATGCCGGGCAAGCCCAGGGTCTGGAACGGCCGGGCCGGGTCAATCGCGCCGCTGGACTCACATATTGCAGCCAGGGCCGCAGCGTAGTGGTAGCTGGGCGATGGCGCGCTCTTGACGCCCACCACCGTGCTGTGCGGGCTGTTGCGGGCCGCGCCGTAGGTGGTCAGCGCGGCGTGCGTGCCGGTCATGCCGATGAACAGATGGCCGGTGCGCATGTCCATGCCGCCCCAGCGGGCGTTGAGCTCGGTCTCCAGCTTGACCACATTGCTGGCATCGTTGTAGGGCGTCACGATGGTGTAGTAGGCCTCCAGGCTGATGGCGGCCAGGGCAGGCGCAACATCGGGGTTGCCGGCGCCGGCCACGCCTGCGGCGATGACGATGGCCACCCCGGCCGGCGTTTTTTCGTCGGGGTAGTAATTGATGCGTGCATCAATGTCGTTGGTGAATGCGCCCTTGTGGCGCGCGGTGAGGGTCACGACGGCCAAGGCTGCCGCTGCGGTCACAGGGGCATCCAGGCGGGCATTGACGGCCGCCGCGATGGCGGTGGCCACCACGGTGGCCGCATCGTTGAGCGCCACGCCAACGGTGATCTTGACACCGTTGATGTACAGCGCCAGCGTGCCGGCCTCCGTGGCCGGGCCGGTGACCGTGAGGGTCTTGGTGGCGGCGGTGCCGGCCACGTCGTCGGCCAGGCCCATTGCCCAGATGTCGCTTTCCTTGTTGGCGTTGCGGGCAATCACCAGCATCTCGTGCAGCACCGAGCCGCGGCCAAACAGCGCGGCCGCTTCTGCGGGGCTGTTGATGCGCTGCAGCGTCAACGCGGCAGCGCTGCCGGCCGCCAACTTGTTGCCAATGAACAGCATGCGCCGGTTCATGGCCGGCAGGCCGCGCACCGCCTTGCTGTTGTCCACCTCCAGGTACTGGCCTGGCGTGCGCACGTCGATCGGGATGGTGTTAAACGCAATGTTGTCCGGCATGTAATGCTCCAGTTAAAACGGGTTACAGGTTCGAGGCGCTGGCTTTCACCATGCGCGGTTTGGTGGTCTGCGCGTCAGGGCTCTCGCCAGCCGGGGCTGCGCTCTCAGGCGGCGCGGCGCCCACCACATCGCCATCGGCAATGCGGCGCAGCCAGTAGCCCTCGGCGTTGACCAGCTCGCCGCCTTCGGCAAGGTAGCCGTTGACCAGCTTGCGCACCTTCAGGGCCGGCTGGCCTTCGGGCTGCGGTGCGGGTTTCACAAAAATCTGTTCCATCAGGGTGCTCCAGGGAGTTGAACGTCCAGGTCGGCGTCTGGCCGGCTGGTTGAATAGTCGGGTGGCGTGGCCAGCCACTTGGCATGCTCGGCGCTGCCGGCCTGCGGGGGAATGTCGATGTCGGCATGCACCCGCGTGAAGTCCGGCAGCTCGGCGATCTGCGCTGTGCCATAGTCATAAGCCAGCTCGACAGCCGTGCTCTCCAGCGTGATCTCAACCGCAGCCACGCCGGCTGTGTCGAAAATCTCTTCGTCCACCATCTCGCCGCCGGTCACGGACCAGCTGCAGTCGCCAATGAACTGATCGTTGAGCGCCCGTATGGCCAGAATCACCAGGTGGTCGCAGCCAATGTCAATGCCGTCGCCCTTGCGGGCCTGCTCCTGGCCGGCGACATTGCGCACCACGCCGGCCACCGTGAAGCGCATGCTGGCCAGGTTGTCCCTGACGGTGAAGCGGCCCGGCACTATATAGAGAGCAGGCGCATCGGCGTGGTAGCGCTTGAGCAGCTGCTCGCTGGTGAGCTTGGGCAGGGTGCCCACGGTGCGCACCAGGCGCGCCACGTCGCGGTGGGTTTTGAGGCGCGCTATCAAAGCGTTTTCAGCGGCGGCGAGCATCAGCGGCCTCCCCGGTTGCGCGCGGCCAGGTCAATGGCGTCATTGGTCAGCGCCAGCATTTCGCGGCCGTCCTCGGCATTGACGCCCAGGTAAGGCCTAGCCGGGATGGTGACTTGCTTGACCGTCACGAATCCGCCACCCGGCATGCGAAAGCGCAGCGCGCCGGCTGATTTGGCCTTGATGACAGCGCCGAACTGGTGAACGCCGGCATAAATCACGTTGGTGCCCCAGCTGGTGCCGCTGTTGTCCGCGTTGTGGCTGATGCTGCGCAGCAGCCTGGCCTTCTGAATAAGTGTCCGGCCAGGGCCGCTGGCCTGGGCGCGGATGCTGGGCACCCAGCGCTTGCGGTCCGGGCCGGCCTGGTTTTTGAAGCGCAGCCGGGTGCTGCTTTCGCCGTACTGGCCGATGGCCTCCCAGATCGGGCGGGGCTGCTGGCCGAGCGCGGCCATGCGTGCAAACGCACCGCCCAGGCCCTCCAGGCCATCGGTGCGGGCTTCGATGATGATGCCGGTCATATAAACCCCCGACTGCTTTCGCGGCCCCACACCTTGCCGCCGGTCACCAGCTCGGCGCCTGCGCTGCTGACGGGCTGCACGCCGCTGGCTGCGTCTGCGCCCAGGCTGACGACGCCCTTTGAAACGCTTTCAAGCCACTTGATGTTCGCCGCATGGCGGTCCTTGATCAGATCCGTGACCTGATCGTCATAGAGGTAAAAGCGCGCCAGCTCGCAGGCCACCCGCTGCAGCACGGCTGGCACCGGCGCGATCGGCAAGGTGTACCTGGCGCTGATGTAGCCGTTGATGGTGTCGTCGGCGTCCTGCAGGGCGCGCTGCACCACCACCAGGCCGGCCTGGGCGCGGGCGACCGCATCGGCCGGGTAGCCCACCAGGCTGGTTCCTGCGGCCACGGCGATCATCAGCGCGGCGGTGACCAGGCGCGGCACGCCGCGATCGACGCGCTGAGCAATCTCAGTGGCGTCGAAGCGGGTCAGCAGTTCTGTGGCGGTGGCGTAGGGCACTTGGTTTTAAGGGGTGTTTAAGCTTTAAGGAATGCACACTTGGGTAGCACATTCCTGAAACCTCAAAAAAGGCCCGGTGGTGTTACCCACCGGGGCTTTTGCTCAGCTGCTTTGCAGTTGCTTATTTGTGTCGGTCTACGCCTCGGCTGGCGGCTCGATGTCCACTTCCTGCACGACCAGGTTGGGGTCTGTGGTGATCTGCTCGACCTGTTCGGCCGACAGCTCGCTCAGCGGAATCGTCTTTGCCTCGCCACTGAAGGTGTGGCCACCCCGGCGAAAGCTCGCCGGGCGGGCTGTGACCTTCAGGCCTCGGGTGGCCGGGCCAGCGGCCCGGCTTTGGTTCTTGGTTGCCATCTAAGTTTTCTCCTGGAGTTAATCAGTCAGTGGCCGCTCAAGGCAACCAGGGGCAGGTCACGACCACGGCGGTGTTGCGGTAGACGTTGCTGGCGCCGTTTGCCTGGCGCTCGGCGGTGACCACGTCCAGCGCGGCCTTTTCGTTGCTGGGGCCAACGAGCAGCAGGCCGGGCATGATGCCCATCGGCTTGCCGGCATCGTTTTTGACGCTCATCATGGCCTGGCGTGCGGCGCCGTAGCCGGCTGCGTCCAGGGCGGCCTTGCTGCAATAGGCTTGCTGCCACAGCCCGAAGCCCACGTTCAACCGGCCATCGACGCCAAAGACATATTCGTCTTTGTCGAAGACGTGCTGGTCTGTCAGGTCCGTCTTGGAGACAAACGAGTAGTCCCGGCGCATCTGCAAAATGAAGGGCTTGAGCATCTTGCTGATGTCGAGCAGATACCAGGGGTTGTTGCCGCCAACAGACTGGTAGTTGCTGACGCTGACCTCTGCGCCCGACTGACCCACCGGGTGATCGGTATCGAAGAAGTACTGGCCGTCATAGCACAGCGTCGAAGTGCCGGCTGCGATCAGCGAAAAGATCAACTGATCAGGATGCAGCGCCGCGTCCTGGCCGAGGTTTGCCATCAGCGGCGTGTAGGTGCCGTACTGGTCATCATCAATGGCGTCCCTGGGTACCGCCACGGTGTTTTCAAACTTCTTGTTCTTGATGCTGTAGCCGTGCAGCTTGAGGTTCTGGTACACCCGCTCACCCAGCCACTCGCGCATTTGCGTGTTCGCGCCAAGCCAGGCATAGATTTCCTCGCTGGTCGAGGACGGCACCTTCATGGCGACCTTGTCCCACATCGGCTTTGCCGTGGTAAAGGCACCCTTGAAGGCCGCGTTAAAACCCTGCTTGAGCAGTGTCAGGTTGGCCGGCGTGATGGTCAGCCCGCCGAAAGCCAGGGCCGCCCAGGCCTCGCTGTTGGCCGGCATCGAAATTGCCGCCATTGCCAGGCCGGCGTGCGCCGGGTGATGGCCCGCAAAGGCCATGCCCGCGCCGAGCACGGCGAAGACCACGATCGCCAGCAGGCGACCACCAGAAAAAATGCTGCGTTTCATTGATTGCTCCAGGAGTTGAGGGGGGTTAGATGAACTCGATCCAGACGCCGGTGGCGTCCACGTCGCGGATTTTTCCGGCGATGCTGCGGGTCGCGACGCCGTCCGTCTTGGCGACGGTCTGGTTGTCCACGATGTAGGCGTTGGTGCCGATGTCGGCGATGGTGATCAGGTCGGCTGCTGCGCTGTTGGCGAAGCGGAACCAGCCGTCGTTGCGCACCGGCACCTTGATGTCGCCGCTGGCACCCAGCGTGTTGTCAGCGGTTTCGTCGGCCACGCCAACGGCCTTGAGGGTGGTCGCCACCGCGCCGCCCTGGGCGTAGCCTGCGGCGGTGAGTACCACCAGGGTGCCTGCCAGCACCTTGGTGGCGGCAAGCACGGGGTAAGCGGCCTTGTCGCCCGCGCGGCGCTGGGTGTCGCGCTCTGTTGCAATTGCTGTCATGTTGTTTCCAGGTAGTTAGGGGGTTGGGTGGGGGCGCGTCAGGCGGCAACCTCTGCGCCGCCGCGGAACTGCTCAAGCGTCAGGCCCATGCTTTTGCACATGGCCAGCTCTTCGGCCGTGCCTGGCGCCTTGGGGTCAAGCGCTGCGGCAGGCTTGCCGCCGGTTTGCGTCTGGCCGGCCAACGCAGGGTTGGCGGGCGTGTCCTTGATCAGCGCCTTGAGCTGGGCAACGTCCACCTTGCCGATGTCGCGCCACACCTTCTCAACCACCGGGGAGCACTTGCCTTCGGCCCGTGCGGCGGCGATCAGTTCATCGACCTCGCGGTCAACGCCAACGGCCTTGAGCGCGACAACTTCCTTGTTGAGGGCGTTGAAGGAGTCCAGCGAGACAAATTTCGTTGGGTCCGGGTTTCCACCTGCGCCACTGGCTTTCAGCGCGGCCACTTCCGTGGTCAGGCTTTCGGCCTTGTCAGCGCCGGCTTTCAACGCAGCCACAGCCGTGACGGCGTCCGCTGCAGTGACCGTCTCGGCCAAGCCTGCAGCTTTGCGCAGATCGGCAGGCGCCGACCGGAGCATGGTGACGGCGCTCACAGCCTGCTCAGCTGTGGTCGCGTCGGTTTCAGGAAGGCCCAGCGCCTTTAACAGCGCCATCAATACTGGATTCATTGAATTCTCCGAGGGGTTATCGACCGAGGAAGAAGCCGGGTCGATGTCGGCCGTGGAAAAGCGGGCGGTCAGGGCGGCGAGCTGGACTTCGTCCATGCCGTCCAGGCCGGGGTTGTTTGTGAGGGCGGCGCAGATCAGGCGCTCGACCTCGCCAGTTTTTGGGTTGAACTCGAACACCGCACTGATGTAGCGGTACTCATCTGCGCCGATGTATTCGGTCGCTCGCACTGTCCAGCGCACGTCTGTGGCGAACAGCCCTTTCGCCGCATCAAACTCAACGCGCTTGAACCAACCCGCAGCCGGCGCGGGCTGGCCGTTGATGTCGGCCAGTTGGGTTTGGTGCTCATAGTCAATGACGAAGTCGTTCTTCCGGCCGTGAACCTGGGCGACCACCTTGGGCGCGTTCTTGTCGGTCAGCTTCCAGCTGCCGAACGGCATCGGCCGGCCATCGGTCGGCTTGAATTCGCCTGCAGGCAGCAATTGCACGAGGGCGCCGGCGGCCGCGCCAATGGCGAACGTCAGCGCTGCAATGTTTCCTGGCTTGTGTGGTGTCTTCTTCATGAGGCGTTGATCCTCGCGCGATGCCGCACCACACGTCTAGTAAAACGCTTTAGCTCGTTCATGGCTTGGCGCCTTTGTCGGCCTTGAAGGCATGGGTCTTATCCCGCAGCATCTTTTCCAGGTGCGCGCGCCGGCCGCCTGGTGGGTAGTGGAAGGCCGGGTCAACGCCGGTCGGCACGCTCATCACTTCGCCCGTGCGCTTGTTGACCACCTCGCGCATCACCTCGGGCGGCGCCTTACCGACCTTGAGGCCCTCGCGGTCGAGCATGCGCTGCGTGTACTGGATGACGCTGCACTTGCAGCCCCACTCCTTGATCGGCAGATGCGACTGCCAGAACGAGTCGTCGGCGCGCAGCACCAGGCCGGCATAGGCCAGGTGGGTGTGGCGCGGGTTGCTTGACGCGCTGCGCACGTACTCAAGAAAGGGGAACAGCTCCTGGTTGCGCTCGATGCGCTCCCATTGCCCTTCGCTGTAGGCGGTGGCAAGGTTGGTGTCGAAGATCACTTCCAGCCGGCGCGGGCTGCCCAGCTGCACCAGCTTGGTCTCGCCGTCGTCCGGGTCAACCATCTCCTGGCGGCCCCACCAGCCACGCTTGACCAGGCGCGGCATCAGCTCTTCCTGGAACACGGCCAGCGTGGTGCCGTCTGCGATCGCTGCGTCCACGAACTCGCGGATCTCGGCCAGCAGATCCAGCTGCATGGCCTTGGCGACGGTGAACGCGGCCTGGTGTTCCTGCTGCCAGACATCCCGGTAGTCAAAGCCGATCCGGTAGCCCTTCTGCCGGAAATAGGCGATGGCTTCCTCCGGATTGACGGCCTTCAGGACCGGCTTCAAGTCCAGTTTTTTGGGCATTTAATGCAACACCCGCTCAAAACCAGCCGAAAAAGGCAAGCCCATCCCCGCCCCAAATTGGCGCATAGACCCTTTAAAGACCGCTTTAGCAGCCGCGCTGGCGATTTTTTGGGGGGGTGGTAGCCAGA